CGCCAACAATCCCGGTTCCCGTAAACGAGAGAGCCGTACCACCTGTCGGAGTAATTGTTGCTCCAGACAGAACGCTTGCATTTATTAAGGACATGCTTATCACCTTTTTGGTTTGTATGATCCCATCATCTTTGTAGCGCAATGCTACAGGATGAAGCTCAGTGTGAGCGCTATAAGATCAGTAGTTTTTACGATATCCGAGGTAAGACCATCCCATGTTACTGGGGGGATCGTATCACGGACGCTTGGTGTCCACAAGTCGCGATCATAGGTAAACTTGAGAAAGTTGACCTTATCGGGGCGATTTATTGCGAACGTCATTGTGCCAAACGGGTGCCATTTTCTCTCGAGGGATATTGTCCACTCTTGAGTATAGCGGCGCGTAAGGCTGGCGGCAAGGAACGTTACAGACGGGTCATGAAGATTGATTAGTCCAGCTATAGCATGCTGAACATTAACCAGTCGATCTACCATGAAACTAAGTGGCATGATTTGCCACATAGTCGTAGGTACATCCTTCAATCGCAGTCCGAGGGCGAATTTCCAATCCATTAGTGGGTTGTCAACCTCGTAATAGATAGTGGCATGGCTAAAGACCTCGCTAGCATCATCTCGGCGATATTCAAAACATTCGCTAAATTGAGCTAGCTTTTGCCATAGTTGCCATCCGGTATCTCTACTTCTAGAGTAACCGTGTGCACTACGGCGTTTAGGTCTTCTAAGGTTTTCACGTTCATTCCACGCTTCCAGAGCGGTCAAACAAGACCGAACAAGGGGAGCTGCGGCGAACTGGTATTGGTTCCAGAGACTGGCAAGAGCTTTCGCTTCTGCCTTTCTATCCCATTTGGGATTATAACTGTCGCCTCTACGTTCTATATTCCGCTTTCGCTTCTTATAGACCTTAGATAAATCAGCCAAGCCTTGCAGGGGGTTCCGGAGAAACTCAATTGTTTCACGGACTTCTGCAAGATCTTCGAAGAACTCGTACGGTGTAGAATCTACATCTGCAAGACATTTCGTCTTGCTCGCAGACGCCGTGTCGAAAGATGGTAACGGGAGATAGGGCTTGTCCCACAGGTTGAAGGTAAATCCCTTCATTAAATGCCTGAGAGTCAAGTTACCTGAATCGAGTTTCCACCATTCGGCAGGCGTGGAAGTGGGCCAATGACAATAATATACGTCACTCGCTTCCGCCTCCCAACTAGTCACCGTATAATTACACGGATTGTTAATGACTTCACCATCCTTTATAAGCTTGTGATAGCCTGGAACGACCCAATCGGTCATTTCTTCGGCTTTCCCTTCGCTCACGCATACGTATGGCTGGTTCTGGAAGTTCCAGGAGACATAGTTTGTATCTAATGTCTTCGGTTCTACCAGCACCCGCGAACGGGTACGTGGGATGGTTGTAAATGTAGTCATGTCACATCTCCGGTGTAAGTAACGAACTCCAAAGGTCCCCACGCATTCTATTGACTACTCAAGGGCTTTTACACCCCCTTGGGAAACTACCCCAAGTGTTAGTCTGACCGATTTCTCGAAACCGGCACTCCTCAGATTACTCCGAAGGTACCAGTCATAGAACGCTCCGCTGTAAGGCGGGGG